AGAAGTGCACTTAAATCGTCATGAATCTAAGGAAGACTTCCTGCGTACCCTTAAGTTTGCATACCTTTATGGAAAGACTGTAACACTTGTTCCAACACACTGGCCACAAACAAACGGTATTATGCAACGCAACCGTCGCATCGGTACATCACTTACTGGTATTGCGTCATTTGCAGATCAAAAGGGTTTGCCAATTGTTCGTGAGTGGATGGATGAAGGATACAACAAGATCCGTCACTATGACCATCAGTATTCAGAATGGCTTTGTGTTCGTGAATCAATTCGTGTAACAACAGTTAAGCCATCAGGATCAGTTTCAATTCTTTCTGGTGCAACCCCTGGAGTTCACTGGGGACCTGGAGGAAACTTCTTCCTTCGTGCAGTTCGATTTGGAAATACAGATCCAATGATGCACCTTTTCAAAGCAGCAGGGTACACAATTGAAGATGACGTAGTATCAGCAAACACCTCAGTAGTCTACTTCCCAATCAAGTCAGGTCATCCAAGATCTGAAAAGGATGTAACATTGTTTGAGAAGATTGCACTTGCTGCAACTGCTCAGAAGTACTGGTCAGATAATGGTGTTTCTGTAACACTTTCATTTGACAAGGAAACAGAGTCAAAGCATGTTGTTCCAGCACTACACATGTATGAGGGACAACTCAAGGCAGTCTCATTCCTTCCAATGGGAAATACTGTTTATCCACAACAGCCATATACTCAGATCACTGAAGAAGAATATGAGTCATATATTGGCAAGTTGAAGCATATTGATTTTGCTGCTATTTATGATGGAGCAGAGAACCTTGAGGCACAGGGCGAAATGTACTGCACCACAGACTACTGTGAAATAAAAATAAACAAGTAGTCTTCTATGGTAAAATAGACTTATAATGTCTAATCCATCAAACCTGTATGCAGAGAAAATATACGCAGAACATCCTATTGCTCTTTGGGCACTGGATGATACTGCAGACTATATAAGTTTGATAACAGAGCCTAAAAGAAATCTACTAAATTGGGAAATAGATAACGGATCAGCATCAGCCTACACTTTATCGGATGAGCCTTTTCCAGAGAGTGGTACGTTTAGAATAACGGGAGATCTAACATCAGAGTTATCTGGTCAGGTTATATGTGTAAGTGAAAACATTATCAACTTTAGCCTTTTAAATAAAGAACTATCTACTTTTTCAATTGGTGGATTCTTTAACTCTCTAAGTGCATATGCATCTAGTTTTGAAATAGGCTATGAGTATTTTGACACAACCTCTGGAAACAAAGTTCAAAGATTAAAAAGTTATCCAGTTTTTCTATACAATGAATGGTTTTTTATATCGGAAACTTTTGAAATGCCAGAAGACAATACAGAGTTTAGAGTTGTCGTAAAGATTAATTATATTGGTGGAGCAGCAGATACTAGCGATTATACTTTTTTGGTTAATGGTATAAGTGTTGGACAATGGTCTGAAGAGTTTAATTCTTCTTCTCTTGGGGTAACAAAACAATTGCTGCCATCTGAAATAGCAATAGAAGAATCTTATGGAGTACCAGCAAGCGCCTATGGCCTTGAAGATAAAAAGGGATACTATCTTGTTTCTAATAACAGCCTTATGGCAAAAAACACTGGTATACCTTTAGTTTATGGTGCATCAAATCTTACAAAACTTTTACCAAACAAAGATCAAAATGGTCAACCAAAACCATCTTTGATTATTCCAGCACTTGGATTTATGGGAGAAGATGGCCACAACAAAGAATATACTTTGGAGACATGGATAAGAATTAATTCAGACTCTGTAACAAAAAAAAGAATTATTGGTCCAATTGGATCTGACGATGGTTTATATGTTGACGGTCCATTTTTAACATTAAAAATAGGCTCAGTCTTTGGCTCATACTATGTTGGAGAATGGACCAGGCCAATGCTTACGCATATCAGACTTTCTGAAAATAATGGTTCTCTTTTAGTAAACGGAGAAGAAGTAATATCTTTAACCTATTTAACCTCAGAGTTAAATTTCCCTAAAAGTATATTGAATGAAAAAAATCAAGACTGGATAGGCTTTTATGCATACGAAGATGTTTCTCCAATAGAAATTGACTGCGTTGCAATATATACTTATCAAGTTCCAGTAGTCCTTGCTAAAAAAAGATTTGTGTATGGTCAGGGAGTTGAATTTCCAGAGGGGATCAATCAAGCATATAGTGGATCATCAATTTACATAGACTACCCATTTGCAGACTATACAAATAACTACTCTTATCCTTCACTTGGCAATTGGTCTCAAGGCATGGTAGATAACCTTGAAATAAAAAATAATTTGCTTTCTACTCCAGACTACAGTCTTCCAGATATTGTGTTAGGCTCTGGCTCACTCAGTGAAATATATAATACTTTAAAAAATCAACAAAATGAAAATGAAAATTTCTTTTCTTTTGGAAGTAACACTGGCCACATGTATTTTGATAACCTAAATTTCTTAAAAGAAAAAATAAGATCTTTCTATGGTTCATTTAAATTTTTATCTAACTCTCCAGATAAGCAAGTATTGTTCCGAGTTAATTCTGGAACATCTTCTAACTACTTTGAGATATATTCTGAAGGTCTTTCTGTTGTCTATAAATTATATTATGGAGGAACTGAGAATATTCTTTTAACTCTTTCTGCTGTAGAAATAGGAGAAGTATTTTCTGTAGGTGTTGACATAGAAAAGATTTCTAAATATTTTGGTGGAACCGTTGCATCGTTTTTTGGAAACTCAAACTCTTTAAGTTTCTATATTGCTGGAAATTCAAATTTAACAGAAACATTTAGCGGAAGAATATATAAGGTAGGATTCTGTACTTCTAGAAATCACAAAAAAATAAATCAACTGTTTAATGAAAAGGGAATTGTTATAGAAAATGATAACGTTTTCGTTGAGTATTTACAAACCACAGATGTAGAATATAACTCTACAGAAAATTATTTTGGTACTAATCCAGCAGAATGGGATACGCTGATAAGCGGAGGAGAGGTTTCTTCAGATGGCGTTGCTACACTTCAAGAGCACACAGCAAGTTATACTCTATCTCCGTCACTATACTTTGACAACTATTTTCTTGACATAGACATTCAGGGCTATTGGGAAGATTATGTGCCTCTTACATATTTTGCTCAATATGTAAAAGATAAAAAATATAAAGAATATTATGATTTAGATTTTATTCAGTTTAATATAAACTATCCTTCACCTTCAGTGTTTGTAGAAGAGGAACAATTTGGATCTTGGACTTATAGGGAGTTGTCAGAAGAATATGGTAGTCCCGTTCAAAGAGATTATTCTTCTTTAGGGAATCAACTTTTTACTAACTACTTAAACTACGATGATTTAAAAAACAGAGCCTACAAAAACTACAAATATGATACAAGTAATTCTCTTGTAAGGTCTTACGTTACTTTTCAATATACAAAAAATGGAGCAAACCTTTCATCAGAAAATTTTATAAACATTGAGAAGCCTTCAAAAGATTCAATAGTTATTCCAGGTGAAGACTGGAACTATACTAAATATGAAGTTGTAGATAACATGATTATTTATCCTCCACTTAATTCAAATATTTTAGACATTTCTTTAGTAACTCATTTAGAGTTTGAAGTAAAAGCAATACTAAAAAATAAAGTTTCTTTAAGAAGTTTGGAATATGCATCTCAAGCGTTTAATGCAACATCTACAAATCCTATAGGAACTAGGTTTGGTAATGAGATCTATCCATACAAAAAGTCTGGATTCTATTATGACTATAAGAGCCAAAATCCTTTTACAATCTATAAAGGAACGTCCCCATATCTTTATTTAACAAGATATACTGGCATGGAGTTAAAGGGTGCGATTGATCCATTAGAAAATCGTGGGCTATCTATTCCAATAAATAAAGAAAAATCAAACAACTTTAAAGTTCTAGCAATGCAGGCAGCAATTAGGTATGACAAGGATGCTTTCCCATATGCTTCTACAGAAATCTTTGAAATTAAATCAAGATACTCGCATATAAAGTTTTACATGGTTGCTATACATCCAACTGGAGAAAGAGCAAAAATTTATGCAATTGACGTAAAAACTGGGAGACTAGAAAACGGAATAAACTTTTATTGGAATGGAAAAATTGTAAAGGAGCCAGTCATAACCATTAAAGAATGGGGCTTCCTTGGAATTTCTTTCCCAAAATTGCTAGATTTTGAAAGCAGAGTTGGGCTTCTTAATTTTAATGGTCCACTAACATTTAATACTGTTTCTTACTATCAGTCAACAAACCTTCAAGAAATTCAAAAGGTGGAGGAGAGACCTTGGTTCGCAGTTGAAAATGCTCCACCAGAAGTCCTTGAATGGGATTACTGGAGATCTACTGCATTCCTTTGGGAGGGTGTTTTGGTCGTGTCTTCAAAGAACTACTATGGCGTAAGCCCATCAACCATATACAAAAGTTATACTGGAACAAATAAGATTATTATCGATAGCCCAGGAACCCTGACTATAAGCAATGTTAGGTCTAATGATGACTATGAGTATAGGATCTATTCTAGTATAACTTCGAAACTAACAACTGTTACTGCTGTCTAATATGGTATACTTGAGTATATGAACATGCAAGATCCACGCAAAAAGAAGAAGCAACTGCCTAAAATGAAGGGGCAAGTGGGTGAGTCTCGTGCAAAAATTATTGAAAAGCACTATGACTGGGGCCTATATGTTTATAAAAAGGCTAACGGTAAGTGGTTTACAGATGGAAATGGTTCTGTTTTAAACATTGAATCAATGAAAGGTGACATCCTTCAGATATCTAAACTTAAAGAAGCAGCAAAATATTACGGGGATGAAGGAGACGGAACATGCGTCTTTGTTCCAGGACTAACCAGAATCTCAGAAGAGGAATACTCTGAGCAAAAGCAAAGACTGTCAGAAGGACTTATTCCTTCTATGAACGATCTTGGTGCAGTACAAGCAGCCAAGGATACTATTGCAAAATATGGAAGTGATGACTAATGAGTGAAGACAAAGAGTTTTTTATTAGAGCAAAGACAGACACACCACTTCCAGAAGATGATACCTTTATAAAGCAAGATCCATTTAACCAGTCTTGGGATATAGTAAAAGATCTTCAAGGATTAGATGCTAACTTTAAAAGAAGAACTTCTCGTCTTATAAAAGGAGAATCCACACAAGGATATATTGATAGTTCACGAGCAGAAAGCACAGGCCGTGATGGAGCAAAGTCTAAAGAAATTAATTCAGGAACTGTATTTAGAAATGCCTACGGTCTGTTTGATGTAATTACACCACCATGGAATTTATATGAACTTGCAAGTTTCTATGATACCTCATTTGCAAACCATGCAGCAATTGATGCTAAGGTAGAAAATATTGTTGGTCTTGGATATGAGTTTAAGGTTTCTGCAAGAACAATGTTGAAGTTGGAAGCATCAGAACCAAAGACAGCAGAGAATGCACGAAAAAGAATTGAAAGAGCAAAGATCGAACTAAGTGATTGGCTAGAATCTTTAAATACAGAAGATTCATTTACTACCACAATGGAGAAGGTCTTCACTGACCTACAGGCAACAGGAAATGGATACCTTGAAGTAGGAAGAACAGTTCGTGGAGATATTGGATATGTTGGACATATCCCTTCTACAACAATGAGAGTTCGTAGACTTCGTGACGGGTTTGTCCAGGTAATCGCAAATAAAGTAGTTTACTTCCGAAACTTTGGAGCAACAAATCCTAATCCACTTGGAACAGATGCTCGTCCAAACGAAATTATTCATTTTAAAGAATACTCACCTCTAAATACTTTTTATGGGGTTCCAGATATTATGTCAGCAATTGGGTCTCTACATGGAGATCAACTTGCTTCACAGTACAATATTGACTACTTTCAAAATAAGGCTACACCAAGATATGTAGTTACGCTTAAGGGTGCTAAGTTGTCTGCCGAAGCAGAAGACAAGATGTTTAGATTTCTTCAGACTGGACTAAAAGGTCAAAACCATAGAACTCTTTATATTCCTCTTC